GACGGACTATCGAGTACCCGCACACATATACCTCACTTCAGGAACAACCCTCCTTGGCTACGTGCCAGAAGGTTCCTCAGAGGCGATTATCTTCGCATACCCTAAGAAACAATGGTCTGTGGCGAGACGTAAATTTCGAGACCTCACCAAGGCAGAAATTAAAGGAATATCTGGAATATAATGTATTCCAAAATTTCATCAAAAAGCGCTTGAAATTTGACCCAAAATCTGCGATAATGTGTTTTTAATCAATAAGAGATCGAACTATGTCTTACTTAATCCACCAGTTTCACCTCAGTGACAAAGCGTCTGACCACTTAAATTCCGTTGGTTGGGGCGGTGACTTCGGTGACTTTCCCGAGATCGCAATCCAGCGTGATGTCAAGTTCAGCGGTTCAGAAAACTATGAACCTTGGATGGAAGAGCACTTCACCTCAGTTGCTCGTGTGACGGGTGTTGATACCCTCGAAGATGTGTTTCATGTTGGTAATGGATATGGTCCTGAAGGGTCTTGCATCCAGAAATTCACTCGAATGCATTCTGTGTCTGTGGGTGATATCATTGTCAACGAGAAGTGTGGCACTGCTTGGATGGTTGATGGTCAGGGTTGGTCTAACATTGATTTTGGGAAACCGTTTTAAAATGAAAAGGATAGATATGACTTTACGTAATATAATTAACGAAGACTTCCTAGAAGAACTTATTAAAGAAGAATTAATGATGGACTTAGAGATTTCTGAAGACAATGCATTAAAATCAGCCTTGCGCACTGTAATTGCATATTATAGTGTGCCTGGCGAATACATGGAAGGAGCATATGATGGAGAGTAAAGTAAGTTTGGTTGGTATGACCAAACCCTCAGCAAAAACAGATTGTCACACTGCCGCAGATCTTATATCGTATGCGGCTAGAGTTAGTAATCCCGCTAACCAAAACAATAAAAAAACTTCTGCTAAGTTATTAAAATATCTTATCAAAGAAAATCATTGGTCTCCTTTTGAAATGGTATCCTTGACCATGGAAATTGTTACTACACGCGACATCAGTAGGCAAATGTTACGTCATCGTTCGTTTTCGTTTCAGGAGTTTTCTCAACGGTATGCTGTCAGTGAATCATTCACTACTAAAAGACAAGCCAGAAAACAACATCCGACCAACCGTCAGCTCAGTGAAGTAGATAATGATCCTGTTATTCAAAACAAAGCACAAGAAGTATTCAATGAAATGCAAGCCCAAGTTGCTCAAACTGCAAAAGATTATTATGAGATGGCCCTTAACAGTGGTATTGCAAAAGAACAAGCACGTGCATTATTGCCTGAAGGTTTAACCGAAACTACATTGTATATGTCTGGTACACTTAGATCTTGGATTCACTATTGTGATTTAAGAATGGGTAATGGTACTCAGCCAGAACATATGCAAGTTGCAAAAAAATGTTGGGAAATTCTTAATGCACATTTTCCTGATGTCATTTCAGCAATGGAGGAAATTAATAGTGAACGGTAAGAAAGCAAAACTAATGCGAAAGTTTGGAAAAGTTGACAAGAAAACAAAAAAAATGTATAATAGTCTTACGCACTCAGAAAAAGGTGTGTTAAAAGAAATATATAAGGAGGCTCCGGCTGAGAAAAAATGAACGTTTTTTACCTAGACCATAATCCAAATAAGTGCGCTCAAATGCACTTAGATTCACATTCGTCAAAAATGTGTGTAGAATATGCACAATTATTATCTACTACGCATCGCGTAGTTGACGGCGAAATGTGGTACGGTAGAACTACCAACGGCCGAAAGATACAACGTTACTTTCATCCAGATAGTGTGTTAAACCAAGAACTATATAAAGCGTGTCATATTAATCATCCTTCTGCACAATGGGTTAGATATTCAAAATCTAACTACCAATGGTTGTATGACATGTGGACAGCCTTATGTTCAGAGTACACGTTTCGTTATGGTAGGGTTCACGAATCATTTCGTAAATTAGAATACCACCTATTGATTCCACCTATGAACTTAAAAGATAAGGGGTTTACGCAACCAACGCCTGCAATGGGATCACACCCGCATTGCATTGTTGAAGGCGATTCTATATCATCATATAGAAATTATTATTGGGAAGCAAAACGAAATTTTGCTAAATGGACTAAAAGAAAAAAACCGGAGTGGTGGTATGAACGGGAAAGGATCGAAACCGAGACCCTTAAGTGTAACTAAAAGTGAGTTTGATGCACAGTGGGATCTTATTTTTGGAGGTAAAAATATGAAAATGCATCGCAAGGAGGTTACTATCTCAGAAACTATATCAAAGCATATGTCCCCCAACGGCAAGAAAGAAGCGATTGTTATTAAAACCGAACGAGGGTATGTTGTAGAATTGTATGAACAGTCACGATACATTCGAACCGTTGATTGCACTTCACATTCAATTAACTGGGCAGAAGACGTTGCCGAAAACTACGCACTAGGACTCCAAATACCATGAAAATTGTAATTGCAGGCTATGGTCCAGTGGGAAAAGCAATTCGATATGTACTAGAACAACGAAGTGGACTAGACATTTTTATCGATGATCCTGCAAAAGGATATAACTACTACCGCGATGAACAAATCGATCCAGTCGATGCTGTAGTTGTTTGTGTTGCGACTCCTATGAGAGATGACGGGTCTTGTAATACCGATCATGTCGAAGAGGTGTTTGTCAAATATGGTAATACCAAGTACTTGATAAAATCTGCAGTTGATCCTGTTTGGTTAGATTGGGAGACAGGTGTTCGCGATGGTAGTTTTACGGTCTCGCCTGAATTCTTAGGTAGTTCTAATATCAACCGTAATACAATGGAAGAGTTTGAACAACAGACCTATGCGATTTATGGTGGTGATGACCCGAGGTTTTGGGACGAGTTGTTTAAACCAGTACTGCCAAAATTAAAGGAAGTTAAGTATTGTTCACTGCAACAAGCCGCATTCGCCAAATATGTTGAGAATACATTTCTAGCAACCAAGGTAACTTTCTTCAACGAGATGTACCGAATATACAAAGAGATTGGTTTTGAGGGTTTCGATCAGATGGTCGATGCGATTACCATCGATCCACGTATAGGACGATCTCATACTCAGGTGCCTGGTCCTGATGGTAAATTCGGATACGGAGGTCACTGTCTTCCGAAAGATATGGCCGCGCTGAGATTTATAACAAATAATAGCCCTTTGTTAGACGTAGTTACCGACATTAATAATGAAATTCGATAAACTTTCTTTTAAAGAATCGTTTAGTGATACTATATTAGGAACGTTAGTCAATTTTCCTATGAATTTCCTATTGATTTCTTTTGCATTTCATGTTAAAATGAATGCATTNGAAACAACTTTATTTTGTACCGTTATTTTATTTGTGTTGGCTGTTGTTCGTAAATATATAGTAAGACTTCATTTTAAGGGTATTATTGATGAATAAAAAATATGAAGAACCTGATAAGTTTGTTCGTAAAAAGGTTCGTAAACCACGTAAACCCATGACCGAAGAACAGAAAGCTGCCGCAGTTGAGAGACTTGCGAAAGCACGTGCAGCAAAAGGACCTGCTAAAAACTTAGCAGTCCATGAATCTATTCGTGGACTGCCTGATGATCATTGGATATCACCAACAAAAGTCAAACAATGGTTGAAGTTTAATAAAACATTACTTTCTAGTATTAAAAGACAAGCCGACTCTAAAGATAAATCGGACCGGATTCAGTACCAGAGAATTGACACATATGTTAAAAATTTACAATCGTATCTTTCTACTGGTATATGGTCAGATATGAACTATGGTGAGAGAATGGAGTTTAAAACTAAATGGTTAGTAACCGCTTTAGCATACAACGAAGATGGTACAATTAAAAGAACTTTAGGTCATATTTACCCAGATATAGGGTTATACACAGGAGAAGATTGGTGCAACTAGGCGAAATGATGTTATCTAAACAAAAGTTTACTCGTATGATTGAAGACACCGTTATGAGAACTAAGTTGTCTCACATTGATGCAATCGTTCATATATGCGAAAAAAACAATCTTGAAATAGAGGATGTGAAAAAGTATATTTCTGAACCAATCAAAGAAAAAATTGAAGCCGAAGCTAGAAGGTTAAACTTTTTACCGAGAGGTAATGAACTACCCCTTGGTTAAAAAACTCGTTGACACTGGAGTATAAATAGTGTATTATATAATGTATAAAGTGGATAATTTGAAAATACTAAAATACAAGGAAATAATATGTCGTTTGAAAACTTAAAACGTTCCAAAGGGAACACCATCGCAAAATTAGTTTCTGCTGCAGCAGGTGAATCTGGTCCAACTGAAAAGAAGTCCTATGTGGATGAACGAATTTGGAAACCCACTGTCGATAAAGCAGGCAACGGTTATGCGGTATTGCGATTCTTACCCACAACTGAAGGTAATGATTTGCCTTGGGTTCGTTATTGGGACCATGGGTTTAAAGGACCAACTGGTCAATGGTACATCGAGAAGTCTTTGACTTCAATCGGTCAACAAGATCCAGTATCAGAGGCAAACACAAGACTATGGAACTCTGGTGATGATCGAGACAAAGATATTGCAAGGGAACGTAAGCGTCGACTGCACTATGTCTCAAATGTTCTTATCGAATCAGATCCGTCTAACCCTGCAAATGAAGGTCAAGTCTTTCTGTTTGTATATGGTAAGAAGATCTTTGATAAAATCTTAGATTTGATGCAACCACAATTCCAAGACGAGGATCCAATTGATCCGTTTGACTTTTGGGAAGGTGCTTCATTTAAACTGAAGATTCGTAACGTCGAAGGTTATCGCAATTATGATAAATCAGAGTTTTCATCTCCATCTGTTCTGTCAGAATCAGATGATGAACTGAAAGAGATTTATGATCGTTGTTATGATTTAAGTGAGTTTACAGATCCAAGCAACTATAAGAGTTATGCTGAACTAGAAGCAAGACTGCATATGGTACTTGGGCAAGCTGTTGCTTCTGATTATCCTGATCTTGCTATAACAGAATCGGCACCTGTGATGAAGGTTGCAGCTGCACCTAAGATTGCTTCCGATGATGAAGAAGATGATACTATGTCATACTTCGCTAAGTTAGCTGCAGAGGAATAAAATGAGTAAAACAGTTTTAACCAACTTCCGTATCGACGCAGATACCTATAAGAAGTTCAGAATATGGTGCATGGAAAATGATGTTACTGTGTCTGATCATATGAGAAACATTATCGACACAACCATTGCTGGTGAGTTAGATGTTAACCTCAAAAAAACTAGGCGTCCAGCAAAGATTAAGGAATCTGAGTTACAAGACTGGTTAAGTGAATGGGATTAAACGCGTAGGTTGATTACCTTGGGTATCCAGCTGGAGTACTGTGGCGTGTTGAAATAAGTACTTAAAATCACCAGAACAATCACAAAGGGGACTTCGGTCCCCTTTTTTATGCACTATTATATGCTTCGGTTAAACCAGTTCCAGTTTTTATTGGACTAGTTAAAGCAGGGCCCAAAGATTGTAAAAGCGTGGTTGATTGTGTGTTGGTGTCACCAATAACAGTAGTAATCGTGCTAGACATTAGCTCGGCCATTTGTTTAGTTCCTTCCGCAATCGCATCTGTTCTTTGACCTGAAATACCTGTTCCAATCACATCAAACGCTTGACCGATCTCTTTGACAGGTGTGTTTTTCAACCCCACCCCAAAGTCATAATCATCATCGAACATTACACCACTACCTTCATGTTCGAATGGACCACCTTCCCACATTGCATTGAGTAACGGTATTGCAAATGCGGTTGACTCAGCAATTTCTTTTATATTAGAAGTTAGATCACTAAAATCAGTTTCCGCTAAATTGTTTAATCCTCGACCAAGAGAATCTACCCCATTGGCGACTTTACCAAAGGAATTTAAATTATTTAAATTAGAATAATCCAAACCCATCAATTTACTAAGACCGACTGATATATTTTCAAAGATTGTTGGTTTGTCATCGTCAGACGTGAAGAAACTTAAAACATCACCCAAGGTGTCTGTGATTGAAGACAACCCTTGCGCCCCTAACAACGCAACTAACCCTACGGATGCTGAAATCGCAGCAGGACCAAACGCTACTAGTGATGCCATACCACTCAAACCAAGTTTGGCAATTTCGGCGAGACCTTCAGCAGTGTTCTTCATCAAGTTTTTTAAACCAGAACCATCAGTTCCAAATGCCTCGATTGCGGTAGATGATGCAGCTAACGCAGCAAAGAATGCACCAATACCAGCACCAATGAGACCCATACCAACAGCACCTTTAAATGCGGCTCCGGGCACTTGGCCAAAGAGTGCACCTGTTGCTAAAAGTCCTGCAAATAATTCGGTGCTTCCAACATTGTTTGCAAAAGCGCCTAAACCTTCAGCAGTGTTTTTCATTAGACTGGCTATACCAGAACCATCACCACCAAACTTCTGGATCGCTGCATCGTTGATCGCAAGACCAGCAAAGAATGCACCAATACCAGCACCAATTGCGAACATACCGAATCCAGCTTTTAGAGAACCACCTGGCCCTAACAATGCACCCATTGCTCCACCAGCGGCAATAAGACCACCCATT